TGTTCAATCTGGGCCAGCAGTATCTGGCCGAGACGCCCGAGCAGGTTGCGGCCAAGTACATGGCAAGCCAGCAGAACCTGCTGGCCCCCAGCCGTGAGCGTCAATTTGCCCAACTGCAAAACCAGTTGTTCCAGACGGGCCGTGGCGGTCTGTCTGTTGGCGCAACCGGCATGCGCCCTGGTGGCGGTGCTGGCCTGGGCGCAACTACCCCCGAGCTGGAGGCGTATTACAACGCCATCGCCCAGCAAGACGCTGCTCTGGCTGCTCAGGCTCAAGAAGCTGGGCAGCGCCAACTGGCGTTTGGCACGGGCCTGTTTGGAACCGGCGCTCAGATGTTCGACCTGTACGGCCGTGGTCAAGTCGGCGCTCTGGCTCCGTATCAAGCCTATCTGGGCGGCGCTCAGGGCCTGGAAGCTCTGGGCCAGCAGCCGTTAGATGTGGGCATCAATATCGGCGCTAAAGGAATGAGTCCTACCGCTGCCGCTTCTCAACTTTCTGGCGGATTGAAAGCGGCAGAATCGATGTACAAAGCGGATGCCTACAACCCGTTTGCTACCGCGCTGACGATGGCCACACGCAATCCTCAGTTGACTTCCGGGCTAGAGTATTTGTTCTCACCAGCAAAACAAGCGATGCGACAGTACGGCGCAGAAAACGTGTATGGCTTCGGTGGTTTAGGGACTGTTCCGACGGCGATCCCCGCCTACAACACAGCCTTTGATTATTAAGAGGTAAAGCATGGCAACCGACATCGTCGCTTCTCTTTTTGGCGTTACGCCAGAGTCCTACCGTGCAGCACAAGAAGCTGCGCTGGATAAACGTGCAATGGAATTCGCAAGGCTTGATCCTTTTGAGCAAGCAAACTACGCTATCGGCCGAGGCGCGTATGGCTTGGCTGGTGCGCTGGGCGGAGCTTTGGGCGCTGAAGATCCTGAATTAGCCAGGTTTAGCGCCCGTCAAGCAATTGCAAGACAAATTAACTATAACGATCCTGCTTCAATTGAAAAAGCCGGACAGGCTCTAGTAAATGCCGGCGATATTACTGGTGCGATGCAACTGATGCAAGTTGCTGATCAAGCAACGCAGCGTCAAGTTCTCCAAGCAGAGCGCGAACAAAAAGCACGTTTGCTTCGTCAAACGCAGTTGGCCGAGAATATTGCTCAAAGTGCGTATCGCCCTGGTGGTGAGCCTGCTTTCTATGGAAAGCCAACTGGCGAAGCGCTATATGACGATGAAGGTAATTTGAAGCCTGGTGCTGGCGTTACTCCGTCGAGCTTTGACGTAAGCCGAGTAACTCCTGAGCTGATGGCGCTGGGCGCTCCTGGTCTTGCTAAATTGAAAACCATGTCTGAAGGGCAATCAATCCTTGAGACGCAACAAGCTCAGAATCTGGCGAAGAATCTGTTTATGCCTGATGGCACTCAAAATCCTCAGGTTGCACAGCAACTTTCTCAGACGCTGGCTGGAAGAGAAGTCCTCAAAAGATTTGCTCCAGAAACCAAAGAGGTTAAAAAGGGTGAAAAAATTATTGAGAGAACTCCTACTGGATGGAAAATTATTCCGATCTCTGGTCAACCAGAAGTTTCAGCTACATCTGAAAATGCTATTCAGACATTGATTGCATCAAACGCAATTCATCCTTCTGTTGTTCCATACGCTCAACAAATAGCGAAACGGTTTACAACAATTGATCCTGAAGATCAGGATAGGTTGATGCAAACTTTGACGCAATTGAACAATACAGCTACTGATCGAGAGGCTAATAGAACTGCACAACAAACAGCAGCTTCGGGAGCCAAGGCGTCACGAGAACTTGCACAAGAGTTGGTCAGGCTGAATATTGCAGATGCTCAACGTAAAGCAGAAGCAGCAGCAGACGGCAAACCGATTACGATTGCTGACTCAACAAAATTGGCAGAAAGATCGCAATCTGCTGACAAACTTATTGGGATCTATGAATCCTTCAAACCTGCCTTTGCAGGCTTTGCAACTGATCGAGTTGGAGATGCCGCACTCTTGATTGCTGGAAAATCAAAAGATCCTAAGAGCGTTGAGTTTTTCCAATGGTGGCAGGGATACCAGGAGAACATCAACAAGGTCAGAAATGAATTGTTTGGCGCTGCTTTGACTGCTCCTGAAAAAGCTGAGTTTGAAAAGGCAATGGTCACAAAGGGGATGAGTCCAGATCAGGCCGCTACAAACTTGAAGCGCCAAGCTGAACTTGCACTAAACGCATACAACAAACTTGAAAACGTTTTGCGCGTGCAAGGCTTTAGCAAGGCTGGATTGAATGCGCTAAAACCATCTGGCTTCCGTCCTGGCTTGGAGAGCTTTGTTGTGCCCAGCGCTCCTGCTGCCGCTCCTAAGTAAAAAAGGAAATAAATTATGTCCACCATAGATCGAGAGGCAGCAAGAGCCGCTGGATATTCAGATGCCGAAATTGATGCATTTGAGCGTCGGGCTGGTTTGACTCCGTCGGTTACACAGCCTCAAGCCCAGGCCGCTCAAGCTCCAGCGGCAATGGCTCCAGTGGCCCCTAGAGCGCCACAAGGACAAACGCCATTGACAGCGGGAGAGGTTGCAACTGGTGCTGTGTTGAACTTGCCTTCGTCTACGTTCAATCTTGCAAAAGGTTTGTACGAGGCTGTCACCAGCCCAGTGAAAACTATTAAGGGAATCCTAGATATTGGCGCTGGCGGGTTGCAAAATCTTTTGCCTGAGAATTTTGTAAAACTTCTCGGCGAAGATAAAGCCTCCAGAGAAGTTGCCAATCAGGTAGGCCAGTTTTATGCAGATCGATATGGCAGCGTTGAAGGCGCAAAACGCGCTATTGCCAACGATCCTGCTGGCGTCATGGCTGACCTTTCGACCTTCTTGACCGCTGGCGCTACGGCGTTGCCTCGTGGCGCTGTTGCCACCAAGATGACCCAGGCCGCACAGATGGTTGATCCACTGCAACTTACAGCCAAAGGCGTTGCTGCTGTTGGCCGAGGTGTTGCGCCTGTTGTTGGCATGACCACTGGTGTTGGCACTGAAGCAGCTAGACAAGCAGTGCGTGCTGGCTATGAGGGTGGTGATATTAGTCAACTCTTTAAAGAGAACTTGCGAGGCAATGTCCCGGCTGAAGCTGTTCTTGATGTTGCAAAGCAAAACTTGGCAGCGATCAATGCTGCCAAGCAGGCTGAGTATCGAGCCAATATGGCTGCGGTTAAAGCTGATACCAGCATCTTAAAGTTTACTGGCATTGACAAAGCAATCAACACCGCAGAGAACATTGCAACTTTCAAAGGGCAAGTTAGAAATCAAAAAGCCGCAGATGCTGTATCTGAAATTAAATCAGAAATCAGCAATTGGAAGAGTCTTGATCCGGCTCAATTCCATACGCCAGAGGGCCTAGATGCGTTGAAGCAAAAGATCGGCGGCATCTTAGAGAGCATTCCTTACGAGCAAAGAACAGCACGCACTGTTGCTGGTGGCATCTACGATTCGATCAAGAAAGAGATCACCAATCAAGCGCCAGAGTATGCCAAGACAATGAAGGCATACAGCGATGCCAGCGATCTGATCCGAGAGATTGAGCGTTCGCTTTCTTTGGGTCAGAAGGCCTCTGCTGACACTGCAATGCGTAAGTTGCAGTCGCTGATGCGTAACAACGTTCAAACAAACTATGGTCAGCGCATCGCCTTAGCCAAAGAACTTGAGGCGGCTGGTGGTAAAGAAATGATGCCAGCACTTGCTGGGCAAGCCATGAGTGAAATTGTTCCTCGCGGAATACAACGAGCAACAGCAGGCCCCTCTGTTCTTGGCGCATTTGGAACTGGCGGTCTTCCTGCCGCTGCTGGCATGGCAGCGGTCTCATCTCCTCGCCTAATGGGTGAAGCGCTGTACGGCGCTGGCAGGGTTGGAAAAGGTGTTTCCCGTGCTACTGGCGTTTTGCCTGATGCAAACTACCCCGCTATTAGCAATGCCGCATATCAGGCTGGATTGCTGGGGACGAACCTTGAGTTGTCTGAAGAGATGCGTAAGCGTCAACGAGCGGCTGGATTGTTTACGCAATAAATTCCACTCGCCATCCAATGAGCGACGAGAAGATCAACCATAACAGCCTGATCGAGAAGGTTCTCGGATACGTCGATTCCCCGTTCAAGCTGTTTGCCATCCTTTTGATGGCGATCTTTGCGTTCACTGGTTACTTCATTTGGCAAAATCAGGCGTTTCTGCTTGGGGCGTATAAGGAACAGAAGAAGCTACCCGCCATTGCAGAAGATAGGGTCGAGGATGTCGCGGCGCACCTGTTCAAGAACACCGACGCGCAGGTTGTGGCGATCTTCAAGGTCAATCCGCTGTTCGGAACTCGCGTATTACACCGCGCATATACGAAACAAGGGCGCGAGAAAGAGCACGAAGGCCTGGATGTCGGACTGTTCACCTCAAACGTGAACAACAACCGCGATGTCGTGGCGCTGATGGCTGGCGAGATTCCGTGCGGCCACTACAAGACCGCGCAGTCTGAGATTGGTCTGTGGTACATGGAGAAGGGCATGACCTACGGGTGCCGGGTGGGCGTGCCGCCAGAGCCTGGCAAGCTGGTCGGGCAGATCACCGTGGGATGGAAAGAAGAACCGCCGGATGTGGACCAGTACCGCGTCCTCTTGCAAATCGCAGCAACTATGCTTTCAAGGAGTAAACAGTAATGGAATGGCTCAAACAGATTGCACCTACCATCGCTACGGCGCTCGGTGGCCCGCTGGCCGGAATGGCCGTCTCGGCCATCTCCAAGGCTATTGGCGTCGATGAGAAGGACGTTGGCGACCTCATTAACAACAACAAGCTGACCGCTGACCAGATCGCCCAGGTCAAGCTGGCCGAGATCGAACTTCAGAAGCAGGCCAACGAACTGGGTCTGAACTTCGCCAAGTTGGAAGTGGATGACCGCAAAAGCGCTAGAGAGATGCAGGTGGCGACCCGTTCTTGGATTCCGCCTCTGCTTGCGGCGGCGGTAACGCTGGGTTTCTTCGCCATCCTTGGCGGCATGATGTTTGGCAAGATGTCGGTGGCCGACAACACCGCGCTGACGATGATGCTCGGCTCGCTTGGCACCGCCTGGACTGGCATCATTGCGTATTATTTTGGTTCTAGCGCAGGCTCTCAAGCCAAAACTGAAATGTTAGGAAAGAAATGAAAGAGAACTTCGACCAAGCTCTGGAAGCCATCCTTCACCACGAGGGCGGCTTCGTCAACCACCCCAAAGACCCTGGTGGAATGACCAACCTGGGCGTCACCAAGCGCGTCTGGGAAGAGTGGGTCGGCCACGAGGTGGACGAGAAGGCCATGCGAGCGCTGACGCCTGAGACCGTCGGGCCGATGTATAAGGCCAAATATTGGGACAAGATCAAGGGTGACGAGCTGCCCACTGGCGTGGACTACGCCGTCTTTGACGCCGCCATCAACAGCGGCCCAGGCCGCGCCGCCAAGTGGCTCCAGACGACCGTGGGCGCGGTGCCCGATGGCGCAATCGGCGCTGGCACGCTCGCCAAAGTGGCCGCAATGGACGCCGAGGAAATAGTCGAAAAGTACCAAGCCACGCGGCTGGCGTTCATGCAATCCCTGCCGACTTGGGATACGTTCGGCAAGGGCTGGGGTCGTCGTGTCACTGAAGTGAAAGATGCGGCGTTAAAAATGGTGTGATATGCCAAACAAACCCAACGCGCAGCAATCCAAGGAATTCGACGGGTTTATCCAGCACTGGCAGCGCGTCTTGAATCTCCAAGACTGGCGCATCGAGCGCGGCATCAAACCCGCTCGTGGTGCGATGGCCAGCGTTGAGTGCGACAGCCCTGCCCGCTTGGCCATTTACCGATTAGGTGATTTTGGAGCAGAGGCCATCACCGAATCTTCGCTGTCGCACACGGCGTTGCACGAGGTGCTACACATCTTCTTGTTTGAGCTGATCCAGGCCGCGCAAGACCCCAAGGCCACGCCAGAGCAGCTCG